TTTGCTTTAATACTTTGACTCCAAATACTCATAAAGCCACCTAACAAAGATGACCCAAGCATTGTTATCATTTCTACTGGTAATCCGCCCAACATTTATTTCCCTTTCTTAAAATAATTAAAAAACTTTTTTATTACTTCCTTTGCATTTGTTTTTATTACAGGAAGTTTTACTTGTCCTTTTTTCTTTCCAATGTGTTTTTGTTTCTTCATATAATTGTAAGGGGCTTTCGCCCCCTACCTTTTACTTTACAGTAATTGTTTTTGGTTTCTTTTCTTCCGGTAGATTTAATTTCATATCTACTTTTAGAACGCCATCTTTTAATACAGCACTTGTTACTTCAAGATGTTCTGCCAAAGTCCATTGTCTTTTAAAAGACCTTTGAGCTATACCTCTATGTACAAAAGTATCTGTATCTTTATCTGATGCTTTACCAGATATTGTTAAAGTATTTTCTTTTACTTCAACTATTACATCTGTTTTTGTAAATCCTGCCAACGCCATTTCCAATTGATATTTTTCTTTACCAACTTTCTTGATGTTGTATGGAGGATAATTAGATGTGTCATATGATGACAATGTTGACAGTTGGTCAAAGATATTATCAAAGCCAACAGTCAAGTTTCTGAATGGGTCAAAGACCCCTGTAGGTAGGTTCATTTTTGCTCCTTTCATAAGCGAGTTGTTAGTATAACGAAATACTACCCGTAGCTATCCCGTTATACCTATATTATACACCTCAATCCTCAACTTGTCAACCCCTTTTTTTGTCAAGTAATCCGCCCTCTTTAAAAGACTTTGAAAATTGAAACCCTATGCTTGGGTTTGCCGATAATAAACCTGCACCCTCAACACTAAATGTTCCAAAATCAGTTTCAAGTTCTCCAGCTATTTTTTGTGAAAATGGTTTTATATCAATATTTAAATCACCATCTAGTAATTCAAATTGTGTCAAATCATCATACTTTTCTTTAATTCTACTACCAGTTTCAACTGGATTTGTAACTGCATCTTTAGCTGTATCAACAATTGTATTTATTGTAAATGTTTCATTATTCTGATTATTATTATTATTATTATTATCGCTTTTATTTCTAAAATCTTCTTGTATTTTCTTTGCAGATTTTGTACTAGTTCCTCCAGATAAATTTTTTATACCTGCTTTCTGCATAGACTTAGCTGCTTGTCTGTATTGACTAGCTCTATAAGCTTCTCTATTAGTAGAGTAAGCTCTGTTAGAAGTCATAGCTTTTCTCATAGCAGCATATCCACCATATCTAAAATTTAAAGTGCTAAACCTAGTTAAGTAATCAAACAAACTTGTTCCATATTTATCTTTAGGATTATTTCTTCCCATTGATTTAACAAATTTTCTCATTCCATTTTTACCACCTAAATGTGCAACAGCAATTAAACCATTTAAAGTTATAGGAACATTATTTATTTTTTGTCCAATAAATTTTTCTAAATCGTTATCTTTTATATATTTTTTTATATCTTCTGTGTGCCATTTAAAAACTTTATCTTGTAATTTTTTATCACCTAAAAAAGTTTTTTTATCAAAATCTTCACCAGTTGCATCTTTATAATCAGTTAATCTATCTTCTCCAAATTGATAAGCACCCATATAACCTTCAGTATTAACTATGTTATATTGATTACTGCTTTCTGATTTTTTTAAATCTTCTTGAAAATTATTTACTGTTTCTGTTCCACTACCATCTAAATTATTTAATAATTCTTTATCAGAAACATCTTCTTTATATGGCATTTCTGTTTGTAAATCAACTTGATAATTAGTTTTAATAACAGGTTTTTCTTTTATAACAACTTCAGTTTCTTCTTCTTCTGCCAAACCTCCTGTTGCAAAGTTAAGAAGTTTAATTAATTGACCTTTTATTCCACCTTCAAGAGCATCTTTTCTATCTTTTTGTATTTGAAA